GTAAACCGGGTTTGGTTTTGTTTGTTGTGGCCTTTTAGAGCAATAGCGTGTTGTCAGTCTAATCTGGAAAGGAGAAGTATGCTCAGGCGAAAAATGAGCCGGTCCGAAAGCCGACGGAACTTCCGAAAAGGCGCAAAGAGCGTTAATCGGAAAAACTATGTTTCTCGAAGTGGGATTTCTGCACTCCGTGGCGGTTACCGTATTTAAGGGTTGATGGCTTGCTTCCACCCTTTACAAGCGTGGCAGGGACCGAAAAACGGGAATGGAAAGCGTCCCCTCGTTTGGAAAAAGCCGGGGATATCGTCCGCCGGCTTGTCCGTTCCTTGCGGGCAATGTATAGGCTGTCGCCTCGAAAAAAGCCGCCAGTGGGCACTAAGGTGCGTTCACGAAGCCTCCCTCCACACCCGGAACTGTTTCCTTACTCTGACGTATGACGATTGTCATTATCCTTCAGGTGGTTCACTTAGCCTTCACGATATACAGTGTTTTTTCAAAAGGCTGAGAAAAGCGCACGGGAAGCTTCGGTTCTTTCAAGTTGGTGAATACGGCGACAAATACGAGCGGCCGCACTTTCACGTCCTTCTATTCGGGTTCGATTTCGAAGATAAGGTGCCCTGGAAAAAAACGAAGTATGGCACTCTTTATCGGTCGGCTTCTCTCGAGGCTCTTTGGCCTTATGGATTCTCTACTGTGGGCGATCTCACGCCCATGTCGGCGGCGTATGTTGCACGGTACGCAATCAAAAAGCTCACGGGCGACGCCGCCGTTGCGTACGGGGACAAAAAGCCGGAGTTTATAACCATGTCCCGTCGGCCAGGGATCGGCGCCGGGTGGTATGATCGATGGAAATCGGACGTTTTCCCTCGTGATAGTGTATTGGATCGGGGAAAACTGTTGAAAGTGCCGGGATTTTACTCGGCGAAAATGGAAAAGGAACGGCCGGATCTTTATGCTAGGATAAAGGCCGCTCGGGTTCGTAAAGCCGGCCTCATTGAAAAGCGGGAACGTTACTTGGGCACGCCGGTTGATTCGTTCAGGCGGGCCGATAAAGAAAAAGTTTTGCAGTCGTTGCTAAATTCAAAAAAACGGAGCTATGAAAATGCAAATTAGAGCCTTCGCTATTTATGATTCGAAAACGGAAGCGTATATGTTGCCTTACTGGGAATTGACTACCGGAGCGGGTATCCGAAAATTCGAAGATGCGCTTGCGGACCGTAACTCGGTGTTTGCGAAGCACCCCGGGGATTACACTCTGTTTGAAATTGGTCTTTACGACGATAATAAGGGCAAGCTCGTCGATAATATTTCCCACCTGAACCTGGGAACGGCTTTGGAGTTGATGCCGAAAAAATTAGAAGCCGTCTGATGGAGCAATACCTCGACGGCGATTCCGAAGTCGATCTAGGAGAATAAAAAATGCAGAATCCCATGACCCATGATTTCTCCCGCATTCCGTCGGCGGATGTTCCCCGGTCGCAGTTCGATCGGTCTTTCTCTCATAAAACGACGGTGCAATGTGGGGAAATCGTCCCTGTGTATTGTTCGTTGGCGTATCCTGGGGATACGTTTAATCTCAATGTTGCGGCGTTTGGTCGGCTGGCGACACCGATAAAGCCGGTCATGGACAATATGTGGATGGATTTTCATTTCTTTGCGGTTCCTCTGCGGATTCTGTGGGACAATTGGAAAAGGTTTCTCGGTGAGCAAGACAATCCGACGGATTCGACGGATTTCCTTGTCCCGCAAGTTGTGGCTCCCGTCGGCGGATTTCTTACTGGCGGGTTGGCGGACTATTTCGGTCTGCCGGTCGGTGTGGCCGCAATTTCTATATCGGCCCTTCCGTTCCGCGCCTATAACCTGATTTGGAAAGAATTTTATCGGTCGGAGGACTTGCAAGTTTCGCCGATCATTGAGAAAGGGGACGGGCCGGACAACATTTCCGGCTACCCTATTCTTCGGCGGACAAAGGCGCACGATTATTTGACGAGTGCTTTGCCGTTTGCCCAGAAAGGGGCGGACGTCCCCTTGCCTATTGGTGAAAGCGCGGTTGTGAAAACGAGCGCGTCGATTCTCTTTCCTGGTAACAATGAACCGTTGGCGTTTCGGAACACCTTGAACGGAAATATCCCTGTTTCTGGGCGCGCTCTTAACATTGAGTCGGTCGAAGGAAACCTTGTTACGGGTTCTTCTGGTGTTTCGACGGCGGCTTCCGACGGTATTTATCCGGCGAACTTGTTTGCCGATCTCGCCGAAGCTACAGCGTCTTCGATTAATGCCCTTCGGGAAGCGTTTCAGCTTCAAAGATTGTTAGAGCGTGATGCGCGTGGCGGCACGAGGATCCAGGAACTGATTCATTCCCATTTCGGCGTCTTGGGCGATGATGCCCGTTTCCAGCGGCCGGAATTTCTGGGATCGGCTCGGACGAATATCACGATGCATCCGGTCCCCCAGACTTCCCCGACGGGAACGTATGCGGATACTCCGCAAGGTAATATCAGTAGTTTTGCGACGTTGAATGTCGTTGGCGGCGGGTTTACCAAGAGCTTCAAGGAACACTGCGTTGTGTTGGGCCTGGCCTCCACTCGAAGCGCGCTCCACTACCAACAGGGGGTCTGGCCGGAATGGTCTTACCGGACGAAGTATGATTTTTACTGGCCGGCCCTGGCCCATCTCGGCGAAAAGCCTGTTAAGAATAAAGAAATCTTCGCCCAGGGAACTGCGGTGGATGAGGATACGTTCGGTTATCAAGAACGTTGGGCCGAAGCCAGGTATGGGCAGAACATTATCAGCGGTAAGCTACGTTCGACGGAAACCGGGGGGACTCCGTTGGATATCTGGCACTATGGTCAGGAATTTGGGAATCTTCCTGTGTTGAACTCCCAATTCATAAACGAAGCTCCCCCGATGGATAGAATCTTGGCGACGCCGACGGAGCCTCACGTCCTTCTGGACCTGTTCTTTTCGGTGAAAGCGGCTCGGCCTATGCCGACCTACTCCGTCCCCGGTATGATCGACCATTTCTAAAATGGACTTTCTTGCTGGAGGTGCGGCGGCACTCGGTGGTTTGGCCTCCTTGGGGGGCCAAATCTATTCGGCGGACCAATCCCGTAAATCTGCGTCGAAGCAAATGGACTTCCAGGAAAGGATGTCGAACACCGCCTATCAGAGGGGTGTTGCGGATCTGAAAGCCGCCGGCCTGAACCCTGCGCTGGCGTATACCCAAGCGAATGCGAGTTCTCCTGGTGGTGCCGGGTTCGAAACGAATATTGACCCGGGCGCGGCCGTGGCGACGGCGTTGCAAATCAGGAAAGCAAAAGAGGAAGTAGCGAATATCCGGGAGAATACCCGGAAAACGTCGAATGAAGCCGACGTCGTTAAGGAAGCGAAGGCCGAAGCGATTGCTAAGGGCAAAATATGGGAACAAGTGTCTGGGCTGATAACGCCGGGTTTATCTGCGGCTCGGCAAATTCCGAGGAATTGGCGTGAGTTGAAAGGTGCGGCGTCCGGTGTGATGGATGCTTGGAAAACCCGGGCTAAGACGAAAATGTTTGAATTGCAGAGGGATGATAAACGGGAAACAGAGCTTTGGAATAAAGCTTGGAAACTGCGAGGAGAATAAAATGGGAAAATCTAAAATTGTTTTCACGGAACCTTCGTTGACGGTGCAGTCGGCGGCCGGTGATCTGGATATTAACACGATGGTAGCTCGGGCCCGTGCGACGGGCCAGTGGATGAACACTCAGGCGAAGCCGGGGCGTTATCTGGATTGCACGAAGGTGAATGGATACCAGGACGCCATTGAGAAAGTTAGGGAAGCGGAGGATGTGTTCAAGCAACTGCCGGCGGCTGTGCGCGATCGGTTTGGGAATCAACCTCTGAAGATGGTTGAGTTCGTTTTGGACCCGGCTAATCGTGACGAAGGGGAACGGCTGGGGCTTCTGAAGCCCAAGCCCAAGCCGGAAGAACCCAAGAAGTAAGCGAATGCGCTGGGCCGCAATGGCCCGCCCCCGGGGGTACCGTCCCCCGGGGGCTTTTTTAAGCCCGTAAGGGCATATGCTAGTTGTCTACTTGATCACAACTAGCATGACTGACACTCGATCGCTAGTGCGTTAGGGCCTGTATTATGTTAAATCCCCGGTTTCTTCTTCTCCGTCGGAGAAATTTGGCAACTTTGTTGCATTGTTTATTACTCGTTCAAAAAATGCTAGGTTTTAAAAGCGGTTTTACTTCAGCGTGAAAAACGTGTGTGTCTTGAACGGTTGTGTTCAGCGTTGAGTGGGCACGCTGTCCGATGGGCCCCCCCAGGGCCCGTTTAGGACTGCGTGAACCACCCTTACTCCGGGCTCCGCCCGCTCAGTAAACCGGGTTTGGTTTTGTTTGTTGTGGCCTTTTAGAGCAATAGCGTGTTGTCAGTCTAATCTGGAAAGGAGAAGTATGCTCAGGCGAAAAATGAGCCGGTCCGAAAGCCGACGGAACT